GTTCTAGATAAAATTGATTTCCAGTTGAATCTTTTAATTGAACATATCTAATTGCTCTTAAATCAGCTGGAATTGTTACATATCTATTTCCAACAATTAAACTAGATGTTGCATAGAATACATTTTGATCAGTATCTATTGCTCTAGTAATTCTGTTTTCTGCATTTCCTATAATTCTAGATAAAATTGCGTCTGTTAAAACATTATCTCCTACTTCAGTATAGCTTCTAATGTCTGATTGTAATTCTGCTAAAGTATATGCCATTATCCGTTTACGACTCCTAGTACTACTGGACCAGCAGAACAGTTTGCTCCACCGCCTGCAATTCCTCCTGTTGTAGCATTACTTGTGCTAGTAATAAAGAAATAGTTTTCAGGTGTTGTTAAAATTTCTGTTGGATTAGAATTAGGTGCTGTGATTACAGAACCATCTGATTGTTTTTGTCCAACTGTTATTGTAAAACCATTTACATTATCTAAATCACTTACATTATCAAAAGTTGGAATGTCTGCAAAAGATTGTAAATTAGTAGCATCTGCTCCACCTGATCCTGGAGTTATTACTTCAGGTGCTCCTCTAAATCTTACAACATCTCCTGTACTTCTTTGATGGTTTTCTGAATAAATATTTACAAAAGTTACTCCACCAGAAATTACAGTTGTAAAAGAATTGTCATCTAATAAAATTAAACTAGTGGCTGATGCTGGTTGTGGTCTTGGATTATATAAAGCTTGTGGGTCTGACCCTGCTGGTTTAGGTTCAAGTTGTGGTTGTTTTGCTTCATATTCTGAAACGTGAACTAAAGAACCATTCCATTCTCTAACCATTTCAGTATATGGAAAAGCCATTCCAGATCTATCTGAAATTGCTAATGATCTTTTACCTAACGCATATCTACCCATTATACACCGCTCCCATAAAATGTTTGTGGTGTAATAAATGTAGAAGTTCCTTGGTTGTCTGCATCTAAAGCTCTTAGTAATTCACTTTCATATCTTCTCTCTAACTCTTGACTCATTTCTGGAGAAACTTTTAAACTTAAATAATATGCAAGACCTGACATCATACAAGGATAGAATCTGTTAACAACATCTGCTGTATTATTGTAAGCTCCTACATCTTGAATTTTAGATAAATAATAAAAACAAAATTGAAAATTACTTGGTGTACTTGTACTTGATACACTTGCACTTGGTGTAGTATATAAAAAAATACTTGGGTTTAATTTTCTATCTACATAATATTGTGAAGGAGTTCCTTGCGCTAATTTATTAGGGGTTTGTGAATAAGTTGATCTATCTATTTTAGTAAGTGCAATATCTTGTGGTGCTGTTGGTGTAGAATTATTTCTATAGAAAGCTTCTAATACATCACTAATATCTCCTGGAAAGTTTTGAGTATCTGCTGCAAAATTGTATTCCGCTTGACCTTGAACTAATGGAACTTTAGCAAGTTTTATTTTCCATAAATGAATTCCTCTGTTACCCCATTCTTGAAACATAATATTTAAAGAACGTCTTGCACTTCTTAATTGATAACCTGTTCTCGCTCCTCTAGTTCCTGTTCTTTCATAAGCTTCCTCAATAATTTCATCCATTTGTGGATTAAATTCAGTAGTCTCTGAAGTAGGTGAAATAGTTTGAGCAGTATTACCCATACCGCTATGATTGATACAATAATAAAATAAAACCGGAGCGCCGGTTGTTCTAACAGGTGCAACATTAATAGTTGTATTTGCACCAGCACTTCCTGCAGTTCCTGTTGTTGTTACGCCTGTTGTGTAATTTGCAGCAGGATCGTTATTAGCATTTGAAGAAAATGCTAAAGTATGAGTGGCATTAGAACTATCCGATTGATCGAAAATATAAGTATTTCCTTCTTGTAAATAAAGGACAGGACTTACCTCACCGTTAATAAAAAATTTATTACCAGTTCCATAGGCATTAGTGCCACTTGCGACAGTGACTGTGTAAGTAATAGTCGCCATTTTTTATCCTACGTAAAGGTTATAGTAACACCAGTAGTATTAGTTAAATCTAAATAAACTCCTGAGTCAAATAAAATTCCAGAACCTGGAACATAAACTTCTAAACCTTCTGCGTTAAACTTGTATTCAGCTATTAAAGGATCTGTATTTGCAGTTCCATTATATAATTTAATTACTGAACTAGCCACACCTGCTGCTTGAATAGAAGTAATTCTTGCTCTTTGAGTTGCAGGAATTAATTGTCCATCTCCTGTTGCGTGGGCTACTAGTTGATCACTTGAGTATGATGCCATTTTTTCTCCTTAAATTTTATATGTGGGCCGAAGCCCACATTAAATTAATTAATTATACTGCTGCTATACCAGTCGTAACGTCGATGAAGCTAGTTCCATTGTAGAAACAAAGTGATCCAGTAACGCTTGCACCAGTTGCATCAGAAATGTAAATAACTAAACCAGCCGTTGGGCTGTCAATAGCTGCTGCTTCTGTTAATGTGTATGAAGGTGCAAGAAAACCATTATCTGATTTTACTGGACCTGAAAAAGTAGTTTGTGCCATTTTTATTCTCCTAGTTTTTTGAACGTAGTCTCTAGGCCGTCGACTATACGCGTCTACATTCAAATTAATTTATGTATAGTGATTAGAATATATACTAGTTTTGAATAGAGTGCAAGAGATCCTACAGTGCGGAGTGATTTTTTCCAACGATGTAGCTTTTGTTTAAGTAGCTACAGAAACTTCTGGAGCAACGCCTTCTACGTTGTTTTGTAAGTGAGCAATTCTAGCTTCTTCAAGCTTAATATCAGTGATGATTTTTTTGACTTTGTCGTCAATTCTAACCATCTCAAGAGTATATCTGTTATTATCCAGATGCTCCTGTTCCCACTTCAACTCCAAGGACCTTTTTGCTTTGTATAGGTCTTGTACCATCGATAACCTCCTCAAAAGTTATTCTATTTAAACTTGGATTATAATTTTTTCCAAGATCTTCCCATTTTATACTGTTTTCTCCTAGTTTGTCAAGTATTGCTTGTTCAACGGATTTAGCGTTATCTTCAGCTAAAATTTCAAATTTAGCGTAGTGATTGTATGCCCAGATAGTTATAAGAAGTTTTTTCATTTTTTCACACCTTTATGTAAAAAAGGGGCCGTTTTAAGGCGGCCCCTAATTATTTAATTATTATGTTGCGTTTGATCCGAAGATACCTCTAGCATCAGAGAAACCAAATACATATCTCTCTCTAGCTTTGTATCTTACGTTACCTGTGTCAAAGTCACCTTCCATAGAAGTTTTGATAGGTGATCTAACAAAGTGTTTAAGACCATTAGGTACATCTGTTTTAACGAACCATTTTTTAGCAGAAGTTAGGTAGTGGTTCACAGTATAACCTTGAGGAACCATTCCCATATTTCTGATAGCATTGATGTCGTTATCAGCTGTGCCTGTTCTTCCAGCAGAAGCCATTAGTCTGTCTGCTGTAAATTGAAGCGCTGAAGGAATAATTAACTTAGTTCCTTGTGCCGCAATTTTTAGGCCTCTTTCATCAGTAAACGCAGCGATATCGATTAACGCTTGTTCTAATGAAGTTTCGTTAAGATCAGCAGGTGTTGCTAACTCGTTAGAGAAAGAACCCGCTAATGTAGGGTGAGCAGTTGAACATAATTCAACACCATCACCACCAGCAAAAGTAGAATCGAACGCATTGTTCAATACTGCTGCAGCCTTAACTTGCTTAGTGTTTGCCATAGATCTTGCTAACGCTTTTGTATATCTAGACGCAAGTCTGTCATACAAGTTATCTTCGATAGCTTCTTCTGTGATTGCAAATGCTAAAGCAATTGTTTCGTTAGTGTAACGAGCAGTGTAAGTTTCTTGCGCATCGTCAAAAGTAACACCTTGTCCTTCAGGTTTTACTGCTGCGTTTGCAAAGCCACTTAACATTACTTCCTCTTCGAAAGCTCTGTCTGAAGTTTCCGTATCGAAAATTTCAGCGTGTTCGTTAGCATAGTTTTTGTATTCCAAGCCGAATAGTGCATTCAAACCTGGCTCTAGTTCTTTAACTAGTTGTGCTCTTGATATAGCCATATTTATTTATCTCCTATTCGCTATTAGTTATACAACGCTGAAGATTTACCAATAGTAACAACAACATTTGCACCCGGAGCCGTAAGGTCCTTATTTTCAGGGTCATTTGCTGATCTTACCAAAGTAAACATTCCAGTTGTAGCTGCAGTACTTACATCTAATTGAGTGATCGATTGACCATCTTTATTATCTGAAGCAGTCCAGCTTAGGTTGTTCATTTGATTTACCGCACCAAGCATAGCTTGTGTTACAGCAGCATCTGCTTTAACAACATATTCTTGGTTTGGGTTGTCGATTACAAAAGCAGTAATGTTATTACTACCTGTGTTGTAATCTACGCTAGTTGTAGTTCCTGCTGGAACTGAATTAGCGAAAGTTGGTTTTCCAGTTGAATCAATATAGAAGAACCCGTTTAATACACCTATTAAAAGTGCATCAGCGTTGTTCGCCCAGCTTGTTCCACCAGCTCCACCATCATCAGTAAGTGTAAAAGACGCATCTTGTGCGAATCCTTGACTACCAGCATCTTGAATTGATGCAGGATCACCTTTATACAAACCAACGCCTGGTGCAGTTTGAACTTGATATTCAGATTGTCCTGACGTAGCTGGAGTATTTCCAACAGTCATTACAGCTCTAAAACCAAATCCAGTTGTGCTTGCGTTTGCCATAGTTATTTTCCTTGTTAAGTACTGACCCATTTGGGTCAATACGGATTAGTTTAATTTGTTGGACTAGAAATTGTTAAAAGAACTATTTCTTTGTACCACCAAAAGTTACACGGGTTTGAGAATCATTGCTGAATCTCATACCAGCTTGCTTTTCCTTCATAAGATCGTTATTAATTGCTTCTTCTTTATCTTGAGTTTGCTTATTATAATAAGCCTCAATTTGAAGCGCGATCTCTTCCGGTATCCTTGCTAGCAAAAGGCCTCCCACTTGTATAACTCCTGCGAATTTACCATCATTCAAAGTTGGAAAATCTCCATCTGGATATTCATCAGCTCTTACAAGCTCGTATCCTTCTCTTAGAGATGCTGCTACATTTTTTGTATCATTGTATCCTAATGTTTCAGCTCTGATCCATCTATGTCTGTAGCCGTCTGGCGCAGTTGGTGCATCAAGTGATGAGGGTGGAGACCAAACTTTTTTCTTTTCAGATTTTTCTCTAGTTTGACTCGCACGTGAAGTTTTTATATTATCGTCTTCCATATGCTTATACTCCTTCCGTGATTTTTAATTGTTTTGCATAATCTTCTAATGGCACACCTAATCTTTTAGCAATTGCTACCTGCGAGGGTGTGAGACTAACAGTTTTTCTGCGTCCTGTTGAGGCCGAACGTTTCGCCGACGCTACATTTTGAGTAGGTTTTACTCTTTCTGTAGAATTAGTTTCCATCTTACCAAATTTGTGGGGAAATTCAACTCTTATTCTTTTATCAATTTCCACATAATATTCGTCAGATTTAGGGTCATATCCTTCTTCTTCTACAAGTGTTTTATGTAGATCAAAGGCTGTATATGTCATTGCACTATCATTTCCAAACCAAGAATTTTTAGCTGCCCAGTCTTCTGCTTTAGGGTCTGTGGCTACCGCTCTTGATTGGTTTTGTCTTTGAGGTGTAATATTTACATTATTAGACACTTCTGGTTTAGATTGTTCTGCAACTTTCATTGCATTTAGTTTAGCACCATCCATTGTCAAGTTTGCAATTTGCTCTTGAGCAGCGATTTGTGCATCAACGTTTTGGGATTCAATAGCATTTTTTAAAGCTAACTTGGCTGCTGCCATATTAGTTTTAACTCTACTTTCAAATTCAGAAACGTAAGATCTATCTAGTTTAGATAGTCTTCCTTCCATTTCACCTTTAGATCTATTAGCTGCTTCTGCATATGCAATAGCTTCTTCTTTTTGTCTTTCAGCTTCACGCATTTTACGAGTTAATTTAGCAATACGTTTTTGAACGCCTTCACTATATTCTTTTAACTCATCTTTTTCTTCAGCTTTTTCTTCAGGTTGAGATTCTTCTTTTGAAGCTGCTTGTTCTTCAACTTCAATTATATCTTCTTTAGGTGCTTCGAATTTTTCTGGTTCACCTTTATCGTCTAAATTAATTTCAGCTCCGACTGTTTCGCCGACATCAATTAAATTTTCTGTTTCTCTTATATCTTCTGGCATAGTTCCTTCCTATGTTATATTAAATGAAGAATCGATTCTGGGTCTTTAACTGTCCCTAGAACTTCATCGTCGTTAAGTAATCGCACTTCTCCACCCTCTATTGGTAATCTTGAACCCGCATAACGAGCGAAGATAACCCAATCTCCTTTTTTGCACCACGGATCGTTGAACTTATTTTTATCCTTGTATGCTAAATCTCCCATCTTTAAAACATAACCACAGGTTGTAGCTATTCGTGCTTTGTCTAAAGATTCTTGAGAAAATAATATTCCACCTTTTGTTTTTTCTCTAGGTGTAAATGGTAAAACTAAAATTCTATATCCTGCAGGTTGTGGCAAATCATCTACTACATTCTGACCAATATTGTCAGGATGTAAAGGTTCTTTTGCTTCTCCTACGTTGATTTCTTTTTTCTCTTCCTCGTATTTTTCTTCGAGGGCTAACTTAATTTTTGGTACTTCCTTGTCCGAAGTCGATAATGTTTCCTTGCTCATCTTTTTGCTCCTTTGGTTTTCGCAGGTTAGAGATTTCCTGTAATACTAATTGATAGGCTTGTGCCTGTCCTAACATATACTTATATTTTTCCATATTGTCAACAGCTCCTGTTACCATAGCTTCTTTAATTTGATCAATAGTTGCGTTGATTCTTTTCTTTAATTGGTCTATTAATTGTAGGTCGTCAGTCATATTTTCTCTCCTCTATTTAGTTTTAGCTAATTTATCCTTATTTACACCTTTTTTAATAATGTAGTCTTGAGTGCCATTTGCACCTATTTCTACCTCTTTTTTTAAAAATTTAAAAAGATTCATTTCTTTTAGTTTCTTTTCAGTATGTTTTAAAAAACTTTCTAATACTTTAGTATCTCTCATTTTCTTTTTCTTTTTTTATTTAATAACTTAACTCTTGAGTTCCATAACCAAGAAGTAAATTTAACAGAGTAAGTTTCTAACCAAGAAAACATATCATCTATTGCACTAAAAAATTTATATAAAAATTTATCTATCATTTACTACCACCAATGTAACC